GTGATGCATAATAACATCACGGAAGATCAACCGCATCAGAATGGAATGCATTAAATCACAATAAAAACTATTGCACAATCATGCATTAATGCACTATCTTTTGCCTATGAAAAGCTATCTCGAACAATTAAGTGATGCCGCAAACGATGCAGGTATCGAACTATTACAAGCGTTTAAGGATGCTGGCATTCCGACAAGCACATTTTATCGTGCAAAAACTCGGACTGATTTGCACCTTGCTACGGCTGAAAAGGTTTATAATGCCATCAGAGTTTACGCATTACAAAGAACCGCAACAAATATCTAATAGCTGGCAGACTGTAGTTAATAGTTTGATACAGATCCGTCATGAGATTGGCATATCTCAAGAAGCATTAGCCGACAGGATCGGATGCGCCTCATCTTTAGTACACAAGTGGGAACAATATAAAAGAGTCCCATCTAATTTTCTTTTAATATGCTGGATGGACGCACTTGGCGCGGAAATTAAAATCACAACGAGACAAGATAGGCAAAGCACAAACTTGCCAAGCATGTAGTGATGTAACGCCATGGTTTGTGATCTACACACACGGCGTAATTGTTTGCATTACCTGCCATGAGGAACAAAGATGGCAACATCTCAGCGCAATAAAGGAAACTACCACGAAAAATGGTGGGTCGAATGGATCATTTCGTGCGGCGCGAAAGCGAAAAGGCAACCGCTCTCAGGACAACTGGGTGGCGAATTTAGCGGAGACATCCGCATCCAAACCAAAACAAAAGCCTTAATAGCAGAGTCTAAATATCAAGCTACTGGCAGAGGTTTTAGTTTTCTTACCAAGACACATAAAGAACAACCAGCTGACATCTATCTTTTGAAGCAGAAGTCGGGGCCGAACTTTGTGTGCATCGAAGCCAGCAATCCCATAGCCAAAGCCATAATTGGATGGCTAGCCAAGCAGTAGCTAGCCACCAATTATAGGTCAATCGTGTCACCAGTATCATGCATTTATGCTTGGTAATCTGTCAAGTATTGTGCAATACTGTAGCACTAATGCAGTACATTAAAGGAGTAGAACATGAACAATTTATACAGACCAAACGCACCAATCACTAGCATCGATGCGGCTGAAAGCATTGATGTAAGTAGATTAGAGATGATTGTTTTAGAAGCCATTAAAAAATTAGATAGCTGCATTTCGGATGAAGTTCGCATGTATTGCAGTAAACATCATGGCATTGATACCTATTCATCTGTGACTGCTAGATTTGCATCACTCAGAAATAAAGGACTCATCACTTATTCTGGCGACATAAGAAAAGGTCATAGCGGCAGAGGTCAACGCGTAATGGTGGCGACATGAGTAACGTTATCAATCTATTTTCATCAGATGATGAACCGCCCAATGACAGGCATAAATTTCTTAATGATGAAATGGTTATAGTTTTAGCCAGCAGAAAACTGCATGAAATGATTGTTGAGAAAAATTCTGGCGTTGATGATTGGGATGCTGATGATTTGAATTGCTTCAAGCAAGCAATCATTGAGCATATTGTTGATTGCGAAAGTGACACAGATACATGGGCTAACGTTACTAAGAAGATGCTTCGTAACATGATGCAGGAAGAAATAAATGTTTAGTCACATGGCAGAAGCTATGAAAATATCCAGCCTCGATGCGCTTACCAAATGGTTGTTGGTAAACATATGCGACCATGCCAATGAGGATGGTATATGCTGGCCTAGTCTTAACACCCTTGCTCGCAAAACCTGCATGTCAAAAGCTAGTGTTGCTAGAAAATTAAACTTACTTGAGCAAGCAGGATACATATCTCGCAAGCAAACGCCATATGCTAGCACGACCTATCACATTGTCTCACTCAGAGACAACCCTGTCTCACAGGGAGACAGCCCCCCTGTCTCACAGGGAGACTGTAAGCTACCATCTTTAACCAACCATGAAGCACCTAAAGGTAGAGCAACGCTTGTACCTTTAGATTGGTTGCCAAGTGACAAGCTTAAAAACGAAATCAATCTTAGCCAAGATCTAAACGCAGAAGGGATAGTAAACCATGACTTTGAAACAGCTAAGTACATCGACCATTCCCACGCCAAAGGTAGAAAGCTTATCAACTTCGATGCAGGTTATAGAAACTGGTGTCGAAACGCTGTCAAGTTCGCAACAGCAAGCAGGACTGGCAAGGCTAATGGAAATAAACAATCCAATCCAAGCAACAACCAATCTGTACGCTTCCGTAAGTACCTTAATCAAGTCTCTTGAGGCGCGCCATACACAGGACTTTACTCTATTAGGTTACAAGATAGGTAATGAGGAGTTAAGCGACCTGTACAAGGCTCTAAGCTACGTTAATAAAGCATTGGTATCGCTTCCGCATAAAGAGATACAACAGCGCATAGCGGTTATGTGCAATGTCATTACATTAGCTAATAACTTTGATCCAGATATGCTTGCTTTGAGAGGCAAGGCACTAGCAGATGAGCTAGTCAAATACCCTGCTGATATTGTGGTGCATGCGTTTGAAGAAATAAAAAAGACATGCAAGTTTTACCCAAGTTTTGCAGAGTTTTATCAGCATATAGAATTTAGATATAGACCGCGTAGATTATTGCGTGATGAACTGCATAAATGCATTGCAATTAAAGAGCGTGATGCTAGAATGCTTGAATAATACAGGATGCGTTTGCTCCAGTCCGCACCTGTATTGGGGGTGTGTTTCGTTCTGCCAATAACGCACACCCCCTACTTACCAAGGAGATTGTTATGAATAGAAAAGGTTTTATCGGTGGGTCTGATTTGTACACGCTACAGCGTGGCGACTGGCACGACCTATGGGAAATTAAAACAGGCCGCAAAGAGTCAGATGATCTATCTGATTTATTCCAAGTACAGCTTGGTACACAAACAGAAATGTTTAACCTGCAATGGTTTGAAAAGAAGTCAGGTCATATCATCGAACAGCTACAGGCTGAGTATGAGATGAACTGGCAAGGCATTCCATGTAAAGGTCAGCTTGATGGTATCCTAGACAATGGTGATGGCATCGAGTGCAAGCATACAAATAGCCGCAAAGAAATGCGTGACATTCTTGATGCCTATATGGGGCAGGTACAGTTTTATATGTGGGTGTCTAATCGTAGTCGTATGCATATGTCTGTGATATTTGGCAACCAATGGGATACTTGCCTGGTCAAGCGTGACGACATTCTAATGACTAAATACAAAGCAATGATTGCAGAGTTTTGGGAGTACGTCCGTACAGATACACCGCCGCCCAAAGATAAGACTGCTACAAAAGTTGATTGGAACCATGTCGAGATAGATGGCCTGATTGCTAGAGACGCAAGCAAAGAAAATTACTTTGTCGATACAGCACAAGAATACATCCAGACATTAGAGACAGCTAAGAAAAATGAGTCTCTCACAAAAGAACTGCGCTCAATGATTAACGATAACGAGCGTGAAGTTTTCTGTGACGAGTTGTCAATTCGTCGTGACAAGCGTGGTGCTTGTCGCATCAACATTAACAAAGGAGCCGCATAAAATGGCAGAGGTTACAAAACTAAAAGAAGGTCAGGCAGTCAGTGTGTTTGAACGACTGTCTAAGATAGATACATCTAATCTAAAAAAAGAAAAGATGGGCAAGCATACCTATCTAGCATGGGCTGACGCATGGGCTACTGTAAAGAAAGCCTGTCCAGATACGTCATTCCAAAAGCATACCTTTGAATACAATCATCCAGAGAACGGCATTAGACAACTGCCTTACATGATGGATCAGTTTGGTTATGCCTATGTGCAATGCACTGTGAGCATAGAAGGTATAGACGTAACAGAAACCTATATGGTTTTAGCGCAAGGTAACAAGGCAGTTACAGCCCCAACAAGTTTTCAAGTAAATACAGCACTACAACGGTGCTTAACTAAGTGCCTAGCCTATCATGGGTTTGGCATTCACATCTACCGTGGCGAAGAATTCGTCCAAGAGGAAGGATAAATACTATGTCAGATTATGATGACACAAATAAAGGTGCTGTTTACACACCCTTTGCAGACCAGAAGCTATTAATGTCAGGGAAGCTTGATGTTGATGGCGATAAGAAAGGCGTGTTCTTAATCAATGGTACTGATAGAGAAGGCAACGACATCTTCATAGTAGCGCAACGCATTGGCTCTATGTACTTCAACGAGAATGCAACAGACGATAACAACCAGCCAAACTATTCGGGTCCGATGGATGGCAACATGCGTCTTGCAGGTTGGACAAAAACATTTGAGAAGAATGGCGAGACAGTAAAATATCTTGCTCTTAATCGCAGTGCAAAGCAGTCATCTAAAGGTCAGCCACAACAGGCCAGCAACAACAATACACCTGCACCAATAGATCAGAAAGCAATGACAGATGACCGCATACCATTTTGATACATTAGCCAGAACATACGGCATCGATGTTGAAACATTGAAACGACATATCCGTAAGCACAAACTTGAGTTCTTGCGTATAGGTCATTCCCATACTATGAATGATGCACAAGTGCAGTTATTAGTGGAATCAATGACAACATGCTTTCTCTCTACAAAAGAGGCAACATTTGGCACGTTAGAGGAACAGTCTCTTACGCAGGTGAAGTCAAAAAAATCCGCAGGTCAACCGAAAGGAAGGCCAAGAGGGAGGCCGAAGAAGTCTGCCGCGCTCTTGAACAGCGCACACTAAATGAAATGAGGGGTGGGATAAATCTCACCCCCTTTAACGAAGCGGCTGATAGCTGGTTAAAAAAAATAAATGGAAAGACTGATAAAAGAAATGCAGAACTTCTCAAAACATATTTCAAAACATTGCCAGTGTCGGCAATCAATGCAGAAGCTTGGGATAAATTTGTAAGGTTAAGGCTAAAAGGTTGTATTGGAAGCAGTATCAATCGTGTCAGAACTAGCCTTGTATCTATAGCAACCCATGCTTCTGCGCCATATGTAGCTGATGCAATAGACAAAGAATTAGAAGAAGATGATCGCATGAGATTCCTTACGATCAAAGAGCAACACAAATTATTAAACGCCTATGCACCATTCATTAGACCATATTTTATTACACTCGCTTACCAAGGTTTCAGACGACAAGAAACTTTGAACATTAAGAAAAGCCATATTAATTATGACACGGAAACAGTTACGATCTGGCGTAAAAGCAAAAGACACCCGAATGGGAAACGGCAGGTTGTACAACTGCACAACAAAACCATTTCGTCCTTAATGGCTATGCCAAAAACAGAAAGCGAATATCAATTCACAAACAGGTTCGGCAAGCCGTATGCGAATGGCGATAGCCTCAAAGGGATACATACAAGAGCCTGCAAAAAAGCAGAAGTACATGACTTTACTATCCATGACTGGCGACATCATTGGGCTAGTCACATGATGATGAATGGCTCTAATATAAAAACTCTAATGAAACTAGGTGGTTGGGCTACTGAACGCATGGTTATGAAATACGCAGATGTAGCTGATGAACACATGAAGGACACACTAAATAAACTAAAATGATAAAACGCAAACGTAAACAGATACTTATCGACAACGTACTTTCCCTTGGTAAGGGTGAGGTCGTGAGTTCGAATCTCACTGGTAGCACCATCTTTCTCACTATTATCAAAGAGTTAGCACTGGTTTCTATTTTAGTAGCAACCTGCATTTATGCATTTTCTTAACTTTTTTTTATATTTTTTAATCCTGCATTAACGCATTTGAACACATAGCGAACACACAGAGGACACAAAATGGGAAGAAGCTATACAAGAGTAGTCGCAGATTACAAGCCAATAAGAGGCGGTGCTAGTACGTCAGCAACCCAAGCAGAAAAGAATAGAAAGGCTTGGGAGAAAGCTAACGAAGGTATGGCTAATGATGCGTTTGCAGACAATGTTATCGTAGATGAAAGCCACGGTGTCTATTACCCGAAGTCCCTTCATATAGAGATCGATACAGATGACACCCAAGCTACATAGAAACATCTTATTAGAAGAAGCGGCTATTGCTGTGCGTGAGAGAGAAAACTCTTACGGCTCACCAGAAGAATCTTTCGACAAAACTGCTCGACTTTGGTCAGCATATCTTGGTCATCAATTTACTGAGCAAGATGTAGGCATAATGATGATGCTGTTAAAGATTGCTCGTATGCAAAAGTACGAAATGCATAAAGATAACTACAAAGATATAGCTGGATATGCGGCCATTACTTATGAGATAGAGCAAAAAGCTGAAGATATTGGTTAGCAAACACATTGATTTCATTGGATAATAATTGGCTCTCACGTTGAGGTGAGCAAAGGCGCGCGTATGATAGTGCCTTCACCTCGGCCTGAGACGCTATTAAAGGAGAACCAAATGCCAAGAACATCTACAATATCAAATACAGAAGGACACAGAGAAGTCATCAAAGATTTCTTTGATTCTTTTCCTGCCAATCGCAACACATACAAAGCTCCTGACGGTTATATGTTTGACACACATATATATCATCATAGTCGTAAAGATAGAAAGTATGGGGGCGATCATGTGTATGCGCCTAGAATTGGAAGCACATGGTTAGGATGCAAAGTCATAGCTAAGACACAATCTAAATGGCATGGAACTGGTGGTAATTACCGCGTTTATACAACCATGCTTTGTTTAATATGAACTAGAATGGTACAGCTAACAACTCAAGACGCTCGATCAAACGATCTGCCCTATTAGTTACCTGCCTATAGTACCTGCTATCTTTTAACTCAGCCCCAGCAGTCTCATAATTTTCGGCTGCAATTGCTGCAATAAATTTCTTAAACTTAGACATGCGTGGCCTACCCATATTAAACATGAGATTGCATAAGATGTGATGTAGTTCATCACTCATGCTATCCCATGTCGGGTACAGTATCTTGCAATCTTCTATAGTTACAGCAATGTCCAGCGCAAATAGCTGACGCACACGTTCCTCAGTTACATCTGTACCTACAGGCTGACCATGCTCAGGCTCACCCTCAAGGATCAAGTGACCCACACCGCAGGTTTCCAGACCTAAGTGATCTAAATACACAGAGTAGACACAGCCTTCATCATCAGCAATCTCTTGCCGCAAAGTATCTATGTTCATTTCTTTTTCTTGGGGAACCCAGCCTTCATATTCTTATAAGCTTTAGGTGTTATCGTTGACTTAGATTTAGGCCGAGATGTACCAGCTTTTTTTCTAGCATTAATATTTTTATATAGACTCATGACTTTCTCCTTACTTTTTTTTCACGCTCTCAGCCAAACCACCGCCAAAATAAAAACCGACAATCAACAGCATTATTTCACCTATCCAGAAATCCCCCAGGATTGCCTTCACACCTTCAATGTCGCCTTTGCCAGCAAGCGTCATGCCCAGCGTAATCGCGAAGCAAAGCAAAAATGTAAATGCAAACATAAGAGCAAGGGATCGTTGCGCTAATTTAAATGGCGCATATGCAGACAACAAATCAGTCTTGGCTTTACTGACTGCCGCAACTTCTTCCTCAGTACTTGTGTGCATTGAGTCGATTAGCTTCATGCCCTTCTCAACTACATCACCACTGCCAAGCAGTTTCATAATTACAGGTATCATTTTAACGCATCCTTTATGCTATCTAACGTACCCTTTAGCGAGTAGCCAGAAGGTCTAGGGTTATATTCACACTGATACGATCTTGCACATCCAACATGCAGTTCGGTTGTATGCGACTCTTGCGTGTTGTTTGCCCCTTGGTAAAAACAAAGGATTTCTTTTTTGCTGATTACTTCGGTATGTGCCAATCGACAGGTGGTCATCTTAGGAATTGATGCACTAGCTTTGAAAGCTACAAGCACAATCAAACCTACAACCAGAACGCCTATGATCAAGTAGAACAACATGCTAAGACCATCAAAGATTTCTTTGCG